TTGTCATTTACAAAATCGCCTATTACATACGCAAGCAAAGAGGAAACAAGCACTCTCGGCGTACTCCCTAATACCGTTTGATACGCTTCTTGATTTTGCCAATAAGCAGGTGCAGGAAGATTTATTGTTAAAGCAAATATTCCAACCATTAACAAATTCATTGCAAAAGCAAGATAACAAGTTATTCTGCTCCACTTATAACCGTAGCACTCAGAAAATACATCTGAAAGAATATAAGTTATCGGGAAAATAACTATTGCACTTGTCATTGTAATTCCAAAGGGGAATTGAAGTTGCTTTGTCGTTATAATGTTTGAAATCAGCATAGCCGATACAAAAACTACAGTCAAAATTGTTTGCAATGTTGTAGTTTTTTTCATTTGAATTTCTCCTTAGTTTTTTTAAAGTTGGTTTTTGCATACAACTTTATTTAATAAGTTTTCTGCGCCGTATTCTCTTACCGCCATTGCCAGAGCGGTCGTACTATCAAGACCACCGCTGAATAATATCATCGCTTTCATTTTGTATGTTCCTCCAGCCATTTCATTTGAGCTCCGATGCCTAAATGTGAAATCGGTGCCTCATAATCTCTAAATTTTGTAATTAAATATTTCCTGTAGTTTTTTCCGCATAAAAAGATTGCTTTATCCTCAAAAATGATTTGCTTCTCTTTCATTTGAGCTATAACCTTTGCCGACCATATTTTAATTTCATTTTCCTTTGCTCCGCGCAAAGTCTTTTCGTACGGCTCTATAATATCGTTTTCATTAAGCAGTCCGTATTTTGCCGACAATATATATATATGTGCAGGATTGATTGAAACGGCGTATTTATATGCTTTTCTAAACCAAGCCGAGGCCGTATATAATTCTTTTGCTTTGCATTTTTTGTTAATTTTCTTTTTTGTGCAAGATATAAAAACAATCATAAATTATTCTCCGCATACTTCTGAAATTTTATCCATTCACTATAATTATGCCTCGTCAGTTTATTTATATTTATTGGCTTTTTCCCATTTAGCGAAGGGTAATATTGCCGCATACCTTGCCCATTAAAATAACACGCATTCCCCATTCTCCCTCCTATTGTCCACGTTGTACTGTCCACAGTGTCAAAACGTATATTTTTATAGTATGATGTAGATGTAAATCCTAGACCGTGTAGTTTACATCCTAATTCATGTGCTTTTTTTATTAGCATAGGTAAATATTTATACTGATTTTTATTTATGTCTTTGATTGCCAAACCACCTATTGCCGCATAATCGTACTCACTGCACATTTTTACAAATTCATTTAATCCTCGTGATTTATGCCAAACAGGAATACATTGTTTTCCCGTTTCTTGCTCTAATCGTTTTCGATATTCTAGTACTTTTTTATATCCTACGATTTTATCTATATCTAATTCAAAAAAATATTTAACATCATACTTATTTATAAATTCGATATATTTATCCAAATATGCGTCAAAATTTACATTTGTCTTTCCTCTCATAAATGTAAATGCTCCGCTATCTAACAGAAACATATCACATTTTTTAATATACGGTATTTGCCAATCTTTTATTGAATAAAAACTCTCAAGAATATATTTGCTTTTTGAAAGTTCATCGGGATAATTCTTCAACAATCCTGTTCCTGCTAAAAAAACTTTCATTCTGCTTCGAACCACTCTCCACAATGTGGGCATTGTATTTTCTTCGGCTTTTTTGGTTTTGTTTCAGCATCCTCAAATAAGCCGTTTAATGCATTTTCGTCAAATCCTGCATCTACACTAAAACCAAACTGCTCCATATCAATATCTACAATTCCATCAAGTTCGATTTCCAATTTGCTGAAATCGAAACCTGTATTCATGGTCAACTTATTATGCACCAATATATAGGCTTTTCGCTGTTCATCTGTCAGATTATCGAGTCTAATAACAGGAATTTCTTTTATATCGTCCATCTGCATTACTGCAAGCAAACGCCCGTGACCCTCAACAACTTCATTTTCATGCCATATTGCTATCGGGTCATTAAATCCAAATTCCTCAATGCTTTTCTTTATCTGCTCCACCTGTTCATCAGTATGGATTTTTGCATTGTTTGCGTATGGTCTTAATTCTTCTTTCTTTAGGTATTCAATTTTTAATTTATTCATTTTGCACCGCCTTTCATTCCTTAATTGAATGGGAGTCCTTCATCGTCTACCCCGTCTGGCCTTCATTCGTTTGTACCGCTCATAAAACCTGACCTCTTTGCGACGCTCAATTTCCGGATCACTTTCAATCCCAAGCTCCCTTGCACAGGTCTGAACGTCAGTATACTCCTCGATAATGCTTTTCATTGCATCATACTCAGTAACTGGCGTGGGATTCTCCCCGCGCTCGATCCGCGCCGCCTTCAGCGCGGCCTGTGCGAGTTCGGATGCTTCTTCTGCAAGCTGTTCTAGCATTGCAGGTCTGCCTATTTTTTCAATCATGATGTTCCTCGCTTTCTGCCTTAACAATGCAAAAATTCTTTTTTATAGATTCCCTTTCTCGTTCTTTTTTTGCTTCTGGAAATATAAAATACATAGCATCATTCCAACCTTTTGTGTATTGCTCTGCATCACGATAATCTTCATAGTTGCGAAATGTCGGAACGCTTTTATAAAAAGGTTTATCTATCCTGTTCACCTCCCTTATACGGTTCTGGCAGTGGCATCCATGCAAGCACTTCATCCTTCACAGCTTCATTTATCCATGACGGAATGTGTCTCGGCAACTGCCACCCGTTGCTGTTGTACCGCATCTTCCTGATGTAAGTTTCATCAATGTCAAACCCCAAATCTTTTGCTTTTGCCTTCTCCGTCATTGTGACCAGAAATTCACCATATTCTTCTGGCAACCTCTCACTGCACGGTATCCACCGCTGTTCCGGCTGTGCGCTCGGCAGTGCGTTCACGGCTTCCTGAATCTCACAATTAAGTCCCTGTGGATATAAGCCGTCCCATTTTTTAGTTGCTTCTATTGCCGCATCAATCGCCGCCTGTCTGCTGATTAAATCATCCATTCTGTTCACCTCTCATATCTGCTCCGCACCATCTGCAAAACGGGTCTGCGTCATACTCAATAATGTGCCCACCACATTCAGAACATCTAAAAGCATGAGCGCCATGCCCATCTGCGTAAAACCCCTCATCTATCCACTCACCCTTCCGCTGTTCTGGCTGTGCGGATGGTCTACTTTTTAGAAAATTTACGACTTCGTTATCACTCCATCTCGGTTCATTCGGATTTACTAAATGTCCTGCGTCAATAAAATCAATCGCCGCCTGTCTGCTGATTAAATCATTCATCCTGTTCACCTCTCATATCTGCTCCGCAATTCGGGCAATAGTTTGTCTTGTGCGGAACGTACTCGCCACATTGGTCACACTCATAGTGTCCATACGGATTGCCGCCCGGATACGCTTCATCGTTGTATATCCACCGCCCTGTGCGCTGTGCGGATGGCAACTGCTCAAGCCGTTCCGCATACCAGCTCGGATAATGCGCGTCTGTAGGCTCGCCCATAATCGCATCAATCGCCGCCTGTCTGCTGATTAAATCATTCATCGCTTTCCTCACTTTCTGCCTGTGATGCATCTGATGGTGCTTTCGGCAATTCTCTTTCTTGCGCAGATCATCGTCTCTGCGCTAGATCAAATCGATGCAACACATGGAGGCGGCATACTTGTACCCCTCCATGCTAAATCATTTTCTCCTTGCTCTACGCCTTAGCAAAGCGTCTAGTCCGCCCTCCGGTACTTCCTCCGGATCCGTGCAATGATCACCTGCATCCGGATCCACGATATCGCACCGTCCCGGTATGCCGTGCGGGCCTGCAGTATCTCTGTCTGCATCCGGCGCTGTTTGGTTGACCATCGCCTGATCCACTCGATCTGCTCCTCATCGTCCAACTTACTCATATCTCCCAATCCTCCGGCGCCTCCTCACTACAATTAAAAATGCATCCCCCATACTCGCCGATTCTATAGTACTTACAGCATTCGCAATCGCCTTGTGCCGCGCAGTATTCCTTTACCGTTTTTGCTAGGTCTGCGCCCTCCGGCGTCACCATAATCTTGACATCCTCCAGCGCTCCCAGCGCCTTGAGCGTGTCGATCGCCGGCTCTATGTCCCCCTTTTGCAGCATGTCTGCAATCATGGGGATCATCGCAGTGCAGACGTCCTTATAGCTCACCAGCTTAGTGCTCATCGTGTCCTCCCTCTTCCGCCCCATTCTCCTGCTCGTCCATCTTCGCACCACAATGCGGACATACGTTTAATTTTTCTGTCCCTTTTGGAAACACCCAACCACAAACCGGACACCTGCAATAGACATCCCTGTCCTTAATCCAATGCATTCTTACTCCTCGTCCATCTTTGCGCCGCATTCAGGACAATACTTCGTTTTGTATTCCGCTTCGTCCCATTCATACCCGCAGTTTGAACACGAATAAAATCCGTATTCGTCCTCATTCCAGTGCGCGTGTGCTACCGACTTTACATCCTCTCCCGGTTCCTTCTCGATCACTGCTCTGATCTTGCCCTTTTCAGCCGCTGAGAAAAAAGCGCTCTCCGCGACCTTGTTCCAGAACAAGTCCGCTCTGATATACTTAGCGTCTCTCATCCCTGCATCAATCAGTCTCATTCGTCTTCTTCCTTGTATGTTATTCCAAGTTCATCCAAGCTATATGCTCTGTCTGGTTCCATTCCTGAATACCCTGTTCCTGAATCAAAATCAGGGAGGGAAAGTGCTCCGTTACCAGAAAATGGTATAAACAAGTATTCTTTGTCACCATTCTTGATTTTTTTGACATATTCCACAACCCCACGAAACGGCTTAAGAACCGTTTTGAGATATTCTCGCTCCAAGTCGTTAAGAATCGGCGGATTGTAAATATCACGAATTAAAGTAGGCTCATCGTCTTCCCATTTGATAGCAGGAAACAGATGGTTGAAATAGTAAATGTATTCATAACCATCAGAGAACCAACTGTTCCATTTTTTCTTAGGCTTTCCTTCGTAAATACACAAATTTCCATCCTGGTCTCTAGCCATCCATCTATATTCCCAATCAATATTTCTGGCAATAGTTTTTTCAACCTCAGTGAATGTCTTCATAGTTATTTCTCCTATAATTCAATCATCGCTCCACAGTTCAAATGATTCACCTGCTTTTGTACCGGATTCCTTTAATTGCTTTACATATTGAATTGCGTCTTTTTCAGTCAGGTCACCGGGTTTATCCATTTTATCAATACCCCAATCTTTAAGCAAAATATCTAGACTTTCATCGTTTTCCACTTCCATGATTTCTCCATGGTTTGGAATATATCCAGACAAGCTTCCAACATCTACCAAAATATATCTCTTCCCATCTAATTGAAAGCAATATCTTGTGTCCCAATAATATCCATCATTGTATCCCTCTTCAGCAATTAACTTATACTCACTCATCTTCATTTCCTCCTTTGTCATTCATACCACCAATCTCCATTACATGCTTGCGGATGTCTGCATCAATGTCATCTCCCGGGTCGTCATCGTCGTATTCTCCACATACGTTTATGTCGAACGTTTCCAGATTGTCCAATACGGCCTCTTCCTCATATTCATAAATTCCAGCATCCGGGTATTCTGGGAGATAGTAGGTGCGGTTCTCCCCTATGTGCCCTTCCCTGTGCAGTACCCAGTACAGGTCCCAGATGTCCCCTGCATATTTTGGGTCTACGCAGGAGATGTCCTCCTCGCAGTAATGCTTTCCTTCGTACTCATACACTTTATGTAACATCTCACACCCTCCATTCTCTCATAAAGCCCATTTCAGCCTCCCAATATGTCCAGCACTTTGCCAAGGATTTTTCTTGCTTCGGTTTCTTTTCCGTTTGCATATGGGAATTAGTTTCACTGATCTCCATACACTTCCTCAGGCCACGCAATCGGTCTCCCACACCACGGGCAATACTCATAGTCCAAATCGTTCAAATCCCCGTCACAATAACCGCACTTCCATACGTACCAAATCCGAAACGTCCGTACAGCCGTTACGGGCTTGTTCAGATCTTCTTCCGCATCCACAAACATCTTCATTGCGGCATACGTTGACGGCTTCATCTTCGCCCTCATGTTCTTAAGCAAATGATCTGCACTAATTAGCTTCATTTATCCTTTGTCCTCCTGTTCCACTTCTTCATCGCTAAATATTTTGTACTGCATGTCATCGTTTTTGCCCCACATGTAGGGCATCTTACTACCCATCTTTCCGGAACCCCTTCGCATTCCGGAAAGCGTTCAAATTCTGCTTCGCCTCCGCAAAACGGACAGGTTTCTAACATTCCTCCTTTTCCTCCTCGATTTCGTAGGTGATCTCTATTGGATTCCCTGCGGCCTTAACCAGAAGCCGCCCCCAATAGATGATTTCTTCACACTCTTCCCTAATTTCTATCCTCCCGGCTCTAGTTAGCTGGTCTGTTTTCACTTGCTTTCAGCTCTCCTTTCTTTATCATTCGCTGGACCTTCTTCCTTACAGCGTCTTTTGACTTGCCTATTTTTTCGCCGATTTCCTTGCAGGACGACCCGCCATAATACATTCCCTTTAGTTTGAACAATTCATCGGCCGTCCACATCTTGCTTTTTATCGTGGTCCTCTGAATGACCTCATAAACTCTCGGCCCGTTCTTCTCAGCATCCCATGCCCTCGTGGGGGCGGAGCACTGTGGAAGAACCATCGCCCGAACTCTTGCTTTTGCCATTTTTACCTCCCAAAATAATGATCTCCATACTGATACATTGGTACACAATATGGATTATATCCACCTGCCGTGAAAAATAGAACCTCGTAGTCCAGCTCTTCGTCGATTTCCATTTCCACGGCCTGAAAGTCTTCCTCGGTGACTTCCGTGTATGCCCTTTCCAGTGCCCCGTCATTTACAACGGAGAACTGCCCCGGCTGATAGATCACCTCGGTGATCGTATCCGGAAAACGGTCTGACATAACCCGGTTAAAAACCACATCAGCGACAAGCCGCTTGCCGTGCAGATCTTGATTCCCGGCTTCCGCATGAACCACACATGCTAACAGTTCAAGCTCAGCCTGCCGGTCCTCTCCGGCGATGTCTTCAAGCTGTACCGTGTGGATCTCCGGGGCGGGCTTCTCTAAAAGCCCATTCCCATATATCCTTGTGCTGTCCGCATACACAGACAGCGGAATACCGATTGCGACCCCTACGGCGATTGAAATAATCGTGTTCAGCTTCATTTCTTTGCCCTCCTTTTTAACTATCTACATCTTACTCCTCATGCCACCCCATGTCAACATAATTTTTCAAAAATCATAAAAAAAATATGCGGCAGATTTCTCTGTCGCATATCCATCATTCAGTGAAAATCGTCTATACGGTAGTCCTTAAATCGCTTTGCAGATTCAGAAAATTTCACGTCAAGATAATAAATCCCCTGTGCCGATCTTCCCTTCTCCGGAAGTTTCTTTGTCATTTCCATGCCGAACTTTTTACTTGACATTTCGTATTCGTTATTTTCCTTCGCCCACTTCGTATAGACCTGAAACAGATCTCTTGCCATTAGATGATCTTTGCAATTGTAGTCAATGATAAGACATTCGTCGATAAACCCGGCAAGTACATCCATTTCCTGTTTATAATCTGCCGTTGCGTTCTTTACGCATTCAGGCTCTTCGAGTCCTTCCTTTTCCCACTTCATGCAACCTTCGACAGCCCAACGCAGAATCTGTGGAAATTCCTGACGTAGCTTATATTTCAGATTCTTGTCTACCTTTTCCTTCGGGATGTTTACCTCGAACGGAATCAGCTTAATTCTGCGCCAGATACCAAAATCCGTACCACGTACAACGGGTTTGTGGTTCGTTGCTACCCAGATTTTGAACTCCGGCATATATTCGAACTCATCCCCATACAGGAATCGGCAAGTCACCTTGCTACCTCCTGTGAGCTGTTTTAATAATCCTTCGTTTAGTCTAACTCCCTCGGTCGGCTCCTCACAGGTCACAAATCGTGTGGATTTCAGTCTTGCAATATCGGAATTAGCTCCGTCTCCTCCGAGCCGTTTCATCATAATTGTTTCAGGCTGGACATTTGACGAATACGTTCCCAACAAATCGGCAATCGTATCAATGAAAGTCGATTTTCCATTATTTCCCATGCCGTAAAGGAAAAACACGCACTGCTCTGCTGTGCTTCCGGAAAGGCTGTAACCCACACAGCGTTGCAGATATTCCTGCAATCCCTTGTTGTGGTTCGTTACATCGTCAAGAAATTTCATCCACAGCTTGGGCTTTTCTTTTCCGTCTCTATCGTATTCGGCATACGCCATACGAGACATCATAAAGTTGGAATCATGCGGAATCAGCTCACCATTCCGTAAATTCACGATTCCATTTGAGCAATTCAGAAAATCTTGATAGACGTCAAAAGAATCGGGATTTGCCGGAATGTTTTCAAGATGCTGACATTCCTTTATCATGGCTTCTTTCGCCTTCGAACTTTCCGTATGCTTCTCCCATTTCAACAATTCTTTTGCAGAATCCTCGTCCTGTTCAAGATATGCCTGCTTCTTGATTTCATCGCATACCTTATCGGCAAGTTTCTTTACTTCCCCGGAATCATCAATTCGCCATGCCTTGCCATCCCAATACATCCACTTCTTACGATTGTACGAATAGTGGAGAACATATCCGTATGAATCGCACAGCCTGTGGGCGTTCCCGGTATCAGTTAGATCGTAATTTTTATTATCGCCTGACTCCTCCACAGCACCCATCTTACCGTCTTTGAAAAGCGCCAAAGCAAGTTTCGTATCATCTCTTCCGGCCTTCGGCTGATATGTGTCAATCGTTGACGCAATCGCCTTATTGATTGTCATTCTGCCGTAGGTAGATTCTCCTGTTTTTCTGTCCCACTTCTCCCGCATGAGTCCGGATGACCGGAAGATTCTGTCCATCTGTTCCGGGTTTTTCCCGGTCCAGAACGCAAGAATATTACAAAATGCGAGGTCAGCTTCCGACTGACTGTGATATGCACCCTGCCAGTTTCCAGAGTAAAGCATCTGGAATAAATATCCGCTCTTGCAGTTTCTCGCCTTGTCGATGACCTCTTGGTCTCCCAGATCAATGCTTTCCGTTTGCGCCCCGGAAACCTTCGGCGACGTTCCCGGAAGGTACTTTGCATGAAGGACTTTAATACTTTCTGTGCAATCCTTTATTTCGGTATATTTCGGGTTATACAGATTCCCGGTGCAGATGAAATACCGCCCTGCCGAGTACATCTCCACATTGCCACGCCGTCGTGCCCCGTCAGGAAGTGTTCCCTTACAGATGATATGGATTCCCTGCCCGCTCTTTGAATACTCAGTATACGATTGGAGCGTTTCAACGAACTCGTCACAGAAATCAAGATTGTCTGCACAATGGTCAAGATCAACACCGAAATATCCGTTAGCAAACATAAAGCCAAGACCATCAAAGCGATATCTTTCACAGGCTTCTACTGCATCCTGAAAGCTCCCCCATGTAGCCGGGTTATTGCTCATGGCGTTATTGCCTGTATGCGGATTCTTAGGAACCTTGTCAGAGCCGACCCAACACACGAATTGATTGGTCTTTTTTAGTTCATCGGGAAAGTCCTTGTATTTCTCTATTATTTCGTGTATTCCCATCTCGGTTTCAGAACCTCCCCTCTACAATGTCTAGTGATCGTATTTCTATGCTCTCCGGTTTCTTTCGCGGCTATTGTTGCAGACTCATATTTCACACCGGTAGTAAGACAAATACAGGACTTATTACAAGCTTCTTTTGCTCTTTTTATCGCAAGCTCTGTTGGTTTCTGCCCCTTATTGCTTTGACTTATTTTTAATCTTGTTTCGTTAGATAGCTTTTTTCCAAGATTGATTCTGCTTAAATGCGCTTTCTGAATGTCGCTTAACTTCCGCCCTTTATTCCAAGACGATATACCGATATGCGCCATTGACAATTTTCTTTTTGTTTCCTCAGAACGCTTAACGCCAATAGGGCTATTTTCACCACCAGTGCTTTGATTGTAACCAAAACTCGGATCGGTCGTCTGATATTTTGAAATAAGCTTTTTTTCTAATAGCCCGGCTTCAATCGCAGATAAACCCTCGGCAATTATCACATGCTCAATATTTTCCCATCCGTATTTTTCGATAGCTCGACGAACAAGTTTTTGCGGCTTATATCCGTTTCCATTTACACGCCATCTTTCTTTTGGCTTTTGACCTGTAATGCCGATATACTTTTTTTTATTTGGAAAAATGTGCATATAAACTGCGTATTTATGTTCCGTCATCTTCTGACTCCAACTCGTCCAATCTCCCTGACAACACACCCACTGCGGAAGTATTTTCAGCTCCTGTGGAATATTTTGAACATCTGTTTTCATACCTTTTTTTTAATTCCTCCACCTGTCCATCGTCAAGCATCCATCTACGGTATCCAATAGTTGCTTTTTCTGCCGTGATCTTTCCCTTGCTGATAAGATTCCGGATACCCCTTACAGAGTATCCGGTCATCTTTGCAGCTTGTCTAATCGTTACTTTCACATGCTTCACCTCCATCCGATGCTGTGATACAGCGGTTCAAGCTTTCCATCTTCTCATTTTTTGACCTCCTTTGGGTTCCTCATCTACTATACATATAGTACACTATTAACGATCATGTGTCAACATAATATTTTAACCCTTTGTATATTCCCATCCTCTTTGCTCCCCATCCCTCGTACATCCCGAAGCTGTCTTGAAAGTCTATCACGGTTCCGAACTCTTTTCCATCCGCTTTTCGTGCAACTCTCCCTGCTGACTGAATCACTGTCGTTTTGTCTTTCTCAGGCGTTGCCATTACAAGATATTTCAGATGCGGAACGTCAAGCCCTTCCTTTGCAAGCTGATAAGTGGCAAAAACCATGTCCAGCTCGCCGCATTCCAGCTTTCTTAATGCTTCGTCTCTTTCTTTTTTCGCTTTCTTGCTTGTGCCTGCTCCAGAAATGCAGATACACCGTTTTCCCTTCTTTTCTATCTCTCCGCATAGTCTTTGCAAATATTCCACACGGTTCGCCAGAACAATCGTAGGGCCTGCGCATTCTTCTGCAATCGTATTCAAAACAATATCGAACCGCTCTTTATCATTTGTCAGGTCTTCCACAAGTTTTGCGTACTGCAATACACCATCCGTGCCTAAAACATTTTCTATGGTCGGATAATAGTTTGTCCTGAATGTCTTCACGTGGACAGGGCATGTTCTGTCAGAAACCTCATCTCTGCTAATTTCGCAAATTACATCCCCTAAAAGTGCGAACATGCTTTTTTCCAGATGATCTGACCGATACGGCGTAGCAGTCAGCCCAAATTTATATCTGCACGAGAGTCCGCTCAGGACCTTATAAAACTGCATCACTTTTGTGGGAGATCCAATTGCTTTATGACATTCATCCACAACCACAACGTCGAAAGCATCTTTAAGCGTACTCAGATCAATTTTTGCCATCGTCTGTACTGTGGCAAAAGTCAGAAACCGCACGTTAACTTTTCCCTCCGTGATCGTTCCGTACTCACTGTCAGGAAGATCAAAAATGCCTTTCGCCCTTCTCATGCTCTGCATCAGTAATTCGTGCGTGTGAGTCAGCCACAACGTTCTACCCCCGAGCCTTGCAATGATTTCCAGAGCCGTCTGCGTCTTGCCTGCTCCGCAGGGCATTACAATCACCCCATTTTTGGCCTTTATGGCCTCATCTACGGCCTTCTCTTGATAGGGGTATAGACTTATATCCCTTTTAATTTCCTTTGCGTAAAACGGGCTGATTTCGATGCTGTACGGTGCGCCTGAACACATCGGCCATATCTTTTTCAGGCATCCGAACGGAAGAATCAACGTCTGCCATACTCTTTCATATAGCTGGATTGTCTCCGGGGTGTTTCCAGTCCACAACCCCATCCGCGCCTTCTTGTAATAATCAGGATTATCCAGAATCAGATTGTTTCTGCACCATTTCACAATTTGTTCTGTCGGTTCGTGAA